GGGCGTATTTCAAATCATTACTGGTATCTGACCCTTGAATGAATTCAAATGTCCCATTTGAATTCTTCAAGGGTTTAAATTCTTTTCGCATATTATGTAAATGAAATCCGTGCTAATTATATTTCTATGTTTTGCATTATTTTCCTTTTTAGCGGGTATCTATTATTGCATGAATGTAGATAGTCCTATAGAAACAATGGATAATGAAGGAGCGACAGGGACATCTTCGCCTCTTCCTTCCCCCGTCGATAATAATTGCCCCGATCTTTTGATAAAATCGGGGGATGCCATTCTCTTGTATAATACGAAAAAGGAAGAAAAAGAGGGCGTGAATCCAATCCCCTTTTATTCCATCGATGAATATATCAACTATATCGAAATACAACGAAACAAAGGTATTAGATGTCCCGTATTATTCTTGCAAGAAGAAACCAATACACAAGGAGAAACCGTGTATCGCACACGACCTGGACCATTTAACCAAAATGGAGGATTACCCGCGAATCAACCATTGAATCGTAATACTCCTCAGCCAACAGGGACAATTGGTCCGAAAAAGGTGATTGATGCATCCCGTGAAAATCCACCTTACAATGCAAATAATTATGCAGGATTCGATCCATACAATCAAGACATCGGTATATATACGGATTTAGACAAAATACATAATTCTACCGGTCTCGCAGATAAAATAAGTGATAATCCGATGGATCCAAATTGGGGAGGCGTCGTATATACCCATGATGTAGTCGAATCCGGAAAATACAAGGACAATGAGGTCGTCCCCCCTTCCCAAAATTCCATGTTTTCACTTCCCAGTGATTCTGTAAAACAGCAATCTAATAAAAATATATTTGCATAAACCATTCATTCATTCATTCATTCATTCACTATTATACTTATTCTCTCTAGAACAAGTATAATGGACATAATGCACTATTTTACAACCGGTATCATGGCAATTGGTCATCATGGACCCGTAATTGTAGTTCTATTCGCGGTATGGCAACTTTGGCTCGTACGCCCCGAACTATATTGGTTTCTCATCGGATTTACGGGAAACGAATTGACCAATGAATATCTCAAATTATGGTTCAAAGAACCACGGCCGAAAAATCAAATCAAGTTTATCGACCACGACGATTTACACGGTGCGCATGAATACGGTATGCCGTCTGGACATGCACAAGGCATTTCATTCGCAATCGTGTTTATATACGCTTTAACGAGTCATATAGAATGGTTATATATGACTGTCCCATTATGGCTACTTACATGTGTCCAACGGTGGTCCTTACGTAGACATACCGCGAAACAAATCGCCGTCGGATCATTCGTGGGCGGGAGTTTAGGATATTTCACCTATTGGACCATGCATTTGTGTTTACAATAAATATTTCCGGAGATTCTCAATCGCCGTCTTGTTTATACGACGGGTCTTTCCGTTTGTCACATAGGTAATATTGGCGAGGGATTGGTCGTCCGATTGCAATGCCTGGATCAATGTGGAGATCTTCCCCTGAAATTGCGTCATGATCGCCCGCGCCGTCACCGAATGAATACCGGGTATTTGCGATAGGATAATTTCGCCCATATTTTCCGGCGTAATATTCTCGCGTTTCGTCTTTTTCGCAAACGTGGCATATTGATCTATAGGACCAATTGAGAGGGGTGGGTCGACTACATTTGTTGTATCGGGTTCGGTTGCGATACCCGTATCACTTTCTACAGGAGGAGGGAGAACCGAAGATAGAGGAATAGAAAATGCAGGCGTCTTCCCTTTATCATATTCTTTCGCGAGTTTCGTAAACATGCCTCGTATAAGATCCGCGGTTTCTTGGATAGACGATGTCCGTAAAACGGAAAACCCTTTGAAATGCGAAAGGGATGTAATGGCGGAAATGACCTGTGTTTTTTCTATGGGACTTCGTAATGTGGAAAACATGCCTTCTATCACATAGATAATATTGTGGATATGGACTCCGGATGCATGTTTAAGACGGTACGATTGTTCATCGTATCTCCCATCGCGAATACTGGCGATTAAATCTGCTAACGATTTACGTTCGATAATGACGATGGGACCCTCGCCGGTTTCAATAACTGCATCCCCGATCGCAAGCGGTTTTATTTGAATATTAGGCATACTTTGCGATAATTTGTCATATAGAGTCTGTTCGCGATTGTCGAGAATCAATTGCATCATGAGGGCGGGTAATATTCTTTATATGACAAATGGTTTTATTCTCTTTTGCTTCTTTATGATATATCATGTATATCATGTAATTGTGAGTTGTATTATTACAGCCCCTCGTTTTTTACAAGATTTTTATAATATATCTCTAAATTATATAATGTCTTCGCAATGGTATGAAATTCACATGTACATAAATCCAAACACAGAAGGTTCATTGGATTTTCAAGGTATATTTAGCGTAGATCCAAACACGAATATTATTACGTCCTTTTATGAAAGAACAGACGATACATCGCCTACTTCTCCAATTAGACCGGGAAATATATTAGTAAACATGTCGGATGGTTATCCATCCGAGTATTTATATAATCCAACACTAGGTGTATTTGATCGTTATGGTTGCGTTATAAACTATATGACAGCATTAGGTGGTGCAGGAACATTTCAATTGTCGGGACCATTACAGATCAGTGGTTCATTGGCGAATACGGATTGTAGAATTACCTTGAGTCTATTCGGATCACCAGTCGTCTATATTGTACACTATAGTACATATCTTACGACTATTCCAACTGGTATATCCGATCCTGGACTGGTATCTCCTACCGTCATGTCGCCTTATCAAATTATTTCCATGTCTCCTTCTGGATTCACCAGCATTTCAAATGCATCATTAACATCGATTACAACGACCCAATTTAGTTATTTGGCCAAACCGCAAATTGACGCTATATTACCTTCACGTGCAAATAATCTAAATTATAATCAAATAATGGCACTTCAACGCCCTGTCAAATATGAAATATGGTACAATATTATCATATACAATGATTTGACTGCGCCGATTTTCAATGGATATATCGCTGTAAATAGCGATACGAATGTCATTACAAACATGTTTAGTGCAACAAATATAAATATGAACTTGCTGACATACGAAAGTTTTTCGGATTACAAATATCAATTATTCGACGCTACAAAAACGCGCAATTTCTCCACACTCGGTACAGCATTCGTTAGTAGTATTCTAACAAATACATTAAAATCGAATGCAGTTTCATGGAAATTAATTGGAAACAAAGATGCAGTCACACTATATTATGGATATAGACAACAGACGGATATAGACAACAATGGTGCCCCAGTTTTCTCTACATTATGGGCAGAGTATTCGTCCTATAGTATAAAATCGATAAATGTTCCTTATTCGCCTTTGAATCCCCCTTGTTTTGGAGAAGATACGAAAATACTCGGTAAAATCGGCGATGAAGAACAATACATTCCAATTACGGATGTAAGACGAGGGACATTGATCAAGACATTGAAACATGGATTTGTTCCGGTTGATATGATTGGGAAATCGACCATTGATAATTTAGGTACCGACGATCGCATAAAATCGCGACTATACAAATTGACACAGGAAAAGTACCCCGAATTATTGGAAGATCTCATTTTGACTGGGTGTCATTCTGTACTCGTAGACAAATTGACGGATGAACAACGTTCCAAGACGATTGAAATCATGGAACATGTCTATGCAACCGACGACAAATACAGGTTAATGACATGTCTAGATGATCGTTCTGAACCATTGATTGACGAACGCGAATTTCCGATTTATCACATTGCATTAGAGAATGAAGATTATTATGCGAATTATGGAGTATATGCAAATGGTCTTTTGGTAGAAACGTGTTCCAAACGTTATTTGAAGGAATTTTCTAAAATGACTCTTCTATAAACCATTAGACAATTGCAGTCCAACCATGTAAACAAAAGTGTAGAACTGATATTTTTTATAAACTTGTAAAAAATATCACATATATTACAATGCCGAATGATGATCTCTATTTAACGGAAATAACGGTTAGCATTTGGTGAACTGCCGATAGGTCTAGAAGGTTTGGCATTCGCGGTCCATGTCATTGTCTGGTATGATTTCAGACCGCAACAACGGACAGCAGGATTGCTAGTTGTACCGAACGCAATATTGGTTCTCCACTCGCGTCCGATCATGTAAGGGAATCCGGCTTTCTTTGACCCACCTCCTTGATTTCTGTTTGTAATTGAACTACTCATGTCTCCAGAAGAAGAACGCATCGCTTTTCTTGAATTAGGATTATTTCTCATTCTATACCTATTCGATATATTTTAAATTATAAAAATTGATATAAAACTACTATTCATTATCTATTGAAAGTATCATGAATACAATATTGCAAAACGAGGAAGATATCCGCATTGAAAAAACCGAAGATGGGAAAGAGCAGTATATTTTCGATCCATACAATTCCCTAAATAAGGAAATTACAAAAGCCGACGTAGAGGGGATTTTAAAATCATATGGCATCGATCGTCCCGTTATAAATTTCAATTTATACCGGCGTGCATTTGTGCATCGATCCTATATCCGCCGTCCAAAAATAGAGAATGAGGAAAACAATATCATTATTCTTCCTAAACCGGACGATTGTTTACCTTTATATACAAAATCGAATGAACGATTAGAATTTCTGGGGGATGGTATTCTCGAATGTGTGACAAAGTTTTGTCTATATCGACGTTTTCCTAAAGAGAATGAAGGATTCATGACGGAAAAGAAAATCGCATTGGTGAAAAACGAAGCGATCGGGAAATTGGCATACGAAATGGGATTATATAAATGGTTCATTCTTTCCAAACATGCAGAGATTAAAAATACGCGAACTAATTTGAAAAAACTGGGATGTTTGTTCGAGTCCTTTTTAGGTGCAATGTTTTTAGACATGAATCATATAGAATCAGATGCTGGTGGGAATATGCTTGGACCCGGGTTCCAGTATGCACAAATATTCATCGAACGCGTATTCGAGCGACACGTGAATTGGATGGAACTTATCCAGAATGACGATAATTACAAGAATATATTGCAGGTTCGCATCCAGAAAGAGTTCAAAGTGACCCCGCATTATATGGAAATAGAAGAGCATTCTATAGAGACGGGGTACCATATGGGTGTTTATCTCTGTTTGGGGCAACCGGTATTTGGTCTAACCCATGCAAATTCTGTTCTATATGATGTAGTGGGGGGGTTCGAGGGAATACATCAGTACATGTCGATGAATGGGAAAGTGTTTATTTTCTTGGGATCTGGGAAACACAAGATAAAAAAGAAGGCCGAACAGATTGCCAGTGAAGAGTCGATTCGCAAATTGCCTCTATAATCGGTGGATCAATGGATCAATGGATCAATGGATCATTATCTCGGGTATAAATCGTGTAATATATTATATTGTCATATAGTATATTGTTTGGTATGAATCGCATGTATGATTTAGGTATAAACCATAAATTACCTTCTAAAGTCAAACAGGAGTTTCATATTCTATTTGATAATACGGAAGAAGGGGGTCTAACGAAGGGATCGGATGAACCTGGGATCATTCTCGTAGATAAAAGTCATATAGAAAAATTGGTGGATCGCGAACTGATTATGAATCGGTTGCGTATGCACGATCCTTTTTTTGAGAATCTCATCGATGATAAATCGGTCGATACGCGAGATAAGAAACCTCGGGTCAATTTCGACGAAGATATCCAATATGGTATTACACCGCCAATGATTCCGGATGAAAGCGATAGCGGAGAAGAAGAGGAGGACGAAGAAGAGGGAGAACAAGAAGAGGGAGAACAAGAAGGCGAAGAAGAAGAGGGAGCATTACTTGTACCTATCGACATTTCTGATAAAAAGGGACGCAACAAGAAGAAGAATAACAAGAAGAAAAAAGACGGAGAACCGGAAGATACATCAAATACCGTCGATTTGTCTCGAGTGAAATTAGGAGAATCTCTCGCCATTTCTCGTCTACCTCCCATGAAACCGATCAAGATCCGTTCATCGCCGATCTATATGACAAACCGCACAATGTACATTCAGAAATTGGCGAAAATGTTCCAGCCATTTCGTGAAAAGATGGCGCAATCGGAATCGAACATATCATGCGATACAAATATTGCACCGGGGGCAAATATGGATCTATTCATCCATCAACAAGTCGTGCGTGATTATTTGAATTTGTATACGCCTTATCGCGGATTATTACTCTATCACGGTCTAGGATCGGGGAAAACGTGTACGTCTATCGCCATTGCAGAAGGCATGAAGTCAAATAAGGAAATTGTATTGATGACCCCGGCATCGTTGAAAATGAATTTTTTTAGTGAATTGAAGAAATGTGGAGATGTCATGTATAAAAAGAACCAGTTCTGGGAATTTATCACGATTGAAGGACAACCCCAGAATGTCCCTATTTTGGCAAAAGCGTTAAATTTGCCCGAGAAGTATATCCGCAGTGGAAAAGGTGCATGGATGGTCGATGTTTCGAAACCCGCGAATTTCGCGAATCTATCTCCTAAAGATCAGAAATCCGTCGATCTACAATTGAACGAAATGATCCGTATGAAATATTACGACATCAACTATAACGGGTTGAATAATCGGAAATTGGAAGAAATGACGAAAAAGAAATCCATCAATCCATTCGACAATAAAGTCGTCATTATTGACGAGGCGCATAATTTCGTCAGTCGTATTACGAATAAATTGAATAAAAAGACGTCGATCTCGTATGTCCTATACAACTATCTGATGGATGCGACAAACGCGAAAATCATTTTGCTAACGGGTACGCCCATTATCAACTATCCCCATGAAATCGGTATTCTATTCAATATATTACGCGGATATATCAAAACATGGTCCACAAGTGTGGTGACGACCACCACCGATAAAATCACACGAGATTCTCTATTGGACCTCTTTACCAAAAATGGATTAAATACCTACGATTATGTGGAATATAGTGGGAATAATTTGACCGTTACTCGTAATCCATTCGGGTTCGTCAATAAATATAAACGAGAACGCAAGGAACATGCACCTCATGAATCGCGTCCATTGAAAGAAGACGTCGAAAAGAAACGCACGACCAAGAAAAAGTCCGAACGCAATGGGGGTAAACGGCGCACGAAAAGAAATAAGACGGAAGAAAAGAACACGGATTATCACGAAATTAGCAAGAATGTCGTAGCTATGTCACATAGAGAATATCCCGAATTGGATTACGATGAAACGATGGATTATCACTATAAGAGAATGGGCGATCTGCAGAAAGGGGGGGAAAATGAATTCCGCGATTATGTAGGCGTTCAATTAGACGAAACGGGAAATATGTCAGATACACAATTCCAGCGCGAATTGCTCCGCATACTAAATAAAGCCGGAATCAAACCCGTGGGAGAAATGAAAGTCACCAAGAATCTGGTTCTTCCCGATGAAGCCGATAAGTTCAACGATATGTTTATCAATCCGGATAACGGAAATGTCATCCATATCGATCTATTCCAACGCAGGATATTGGGATTGACTTCCTATTTCCGAAGTGCGCAAGAAAAACTACTCCCCTCTTTTATACAAACGGCGGATAAAGAGAATTATCATATCGTCCGTGTTCCAATGAGCGATTACCAATTTTCCGTATATGAAAAGATCCGGAAATCGGAACGTGATCAAGAAGCGAGTAATAAGAAACGAAAGAGGGCGAAAAAAGGCAAAGAAGAAGAAGACGTATCTTCCACCTATCGCATCTTCTCACGATCAGCCTGTAATTTTGCATTCCCTGCGAATCAGACGAGACCCCTCCCCGATAAAGATGCACATGAAATCAACGAAGAACAATATAACGGGATTACAAGGGCAATGAAGAAGAATCTGGATGATTTCATGGACGACGAAGACGACGACGAAGAGTTGGTCGAAGAAGAATCCAAAGTGGCCGATTACCAACAACGTATCAAAGACGCGATGGATTTTCTCCGATATGATCCTATGAGACAACGCGAAGAAGAATATTTGACGAAACAGGCGCTCGATATATACAGTCCCAAGTTTGCAAGTGTCTTGGCGAATTTGACAAATGAAGAGAATCGTGGATTGCATCTATTATATAGTCAATTCCGAACGATTGAAGGTATTGGATTATTGAAATTGATACTGGAAGCCAATGGGTACGCCGAATTCAAGATTGCACGGATGACGGATTCCGATGGAGGAACTACATGGGATATTGTAGAACGGGAAGAAGATGCGGATAAACCCAAATTTGTCCTATATACAGGTACAGAGATTGCCGAAGAAAAGGAAATCATACGAAACATTTACAATTCGTCGTGGGAATTCGTACCTTCCAATATTGTCTTGAAAATGAAAGAACGATCACCGAATAATTATTACGGCGAAATCGTGAAAATACTCATGATCACTTCGTCAGGGGCGGAAGGAATCAATTTACAGAATACCCGCTTCGTACATGTAGTCGAACCCTATTGGAATATGGTTCGTGTGGATCAAGTCGTGGGTCGTGCCCGTCGTATCTGTAGTCATAAATTTCTCCCCGAAGAAATGCGGACCGTCAAAGTATTCATTTACCTTTCCATTTTATCCGAAGAACAAAAGATCAAGGGGAAAAATCAAGAACTCTTTATCCAAGATGTGAGTAAAATAGACAAGAAAACGCCATTCACGACGGACGAAACCCTTTTCGAAATATCCAATATCAAAGATCGTACGAATCGCCAGATATTGAATGCGGTCAAAGAGAGTGCTATCGATTGTTCCATCTATAATACAAGTGGCACTGAACCTCTCGTATGCTACCAATTCGGAAAAGTCCAGTCGAATGATTTTTCATCACATCCCGTATTGGAAAAAGATGTAGATCGTCCTATAGAACAAGTAAAGAACATTAAACTCCGGATTGTCGATATATATGACAATGGCAAGAAATATGCATTGAATCCGAAAACGGGGGAAGTATTTAGCTGGGAGAGTTATGAAGATTATAAACGCATGGGTACGAATTTAATACAGGTGGGAAAAATCGTAGAGACAATGGTCAAGACGAATGGGCGAATGCAAAAGATTACGAATATTGCCTTTGTATAAGAATCAATCATGATTTTTACATCAATATTTAGGTATAGATGACTAATAACGAAATAAAATAAAATTGAACGAATGTCATATAATTATATCTAATTATATGATATATTGCATCAATGAGTAAATCAATGAAAAAATATCCCAAATATATAAGCGACACATTTCCTGAAGTGACACGTCAAACAAATATTGAAATCCTATTGGATAAAAAGGAAGATTCTGGTTATCGCGTTGCTGGACACTTTGCGATTCAACCCGTCTATCAAGATGGCAATGTCCCCGAATTCCATACGACCTCCAACAATTTATTTATCGAAGATGGTACAATCATTTCAAGTAGTCCATTGGATATTCTCATTCGGAATGGCATATTGGTTTCCTCAGGGCAAGTCGTACTTCCCGATGGATTAAAATATACAGGATACACATTTTATCGCGAGTTTATCGATAAAAACTATCATTCGATAGATAAATACCGAAAACTTGATAAAGTACCTTCAGATGTATTAAATGAAAACGATTGTCTCAAATTCGCCGAATCTATCGCGGTATTTATGAAATTTCAAAATGTTATCGTATTTACCAAACAATTACAACAAGATCTAGGTCCTATGGTTTTGCAATTTAAAGATGCTATTAATAATCAAAGTATATTCAGAAGTTCGAGACGCGACTTCACATCATTTGGAATTGATGACGAGAATAATCGACGTATTACACAAATTTTAAGAGAAAAACTACCTGAGAAAGTGGATAATAATGCGGTCCCAGACCAAGGTGAAATATATGCAATGGTAAGTTCGAAACATATAGATGGCAAATCCGACTATCATATAGCGTTCGTAATCTACAATGACAATAACATAAACATTACATTGGAGGCAGAGGCGGATAATGGACTCAACTACCAGCCTAAATTTTGTATATATGACAGACAACATCAAGGGAATACATTTCATCGTCGATGGACAGGAGAATTATATCAGAATCGTACTAGTAAAAATGATAAACAGCGATATAAAGGCTTATATAACAATGGACATACAGTAGTATTATCTATGAAACATGATATATCAGATATTAATTCCATATTCGATAATGGTGAAATACCGAGTGAATATAGAGAACCAGTTCCTCTACCAGTTCTTCCATCCGAGCTAACCAAACGAAAAAGATATCATTCTAAAGGATCCAGAGAATCCAGAGAATCGAAAAAATATACATCTCATTCTAATTCTCGTAATCGTAAAACTCGAAGTCGCAGTCGCAGTCGCAGTCGAACTCGAAATCGAAATACTACACTTACTCGCATTCGCAGGTAACTAAATCCGCAGAATTGTCCTATACGATATTCATGCAATTATACCTTTCAATGCATAACGATTCCATCAACATCTTGTACGGCGTCATATCTACCAATCCCTCTATTCCGCATTTACAAAACACGTCCAGTAGTGATGGCGAAAATCCAGACATCATCGACACATTTTCATGTTTCTCTATGCTAGGAAATCCCCTAGTCTGTCTCAAATTCCAAAAGAGAATATGTGGCGGATCATACGGTTCGCCAATCGCCTTCATTCCTGCATCTGCGTATTCCTCTTTGATATTGTCATATAGAGAATTATTCCATGAACGATCCCCCTGATTCATTTGCATATCACTTAAAATAACGATGGCCATTTTTTTCACAGTTTCTCTCGGTAATTTCGCATCTGTAATCGCCGACAATACGAGTTTGAGCGCCTTGTAGAAATTGGTACTTAATCCTTTCGATTCGGCGTCGCGTTCGATACAATGTACCATATCCACGAAAGAATCATAAGCATCCAAATTCAACCACGAGGGTTCCGTATTGAAACATAACACGCGTTTTCCCAATGTAGACTTTTCCGCGATTCGTATTCCAAGTGCAACTCCAGCATTGAATGGGTCACCGGCCATGGACCCGGAAGAATCCACCATTGCAATGTAATTCTCCAATGAACCCGTTTGTGCCAAACTGTCTCTCCATTGCGAATCGATAATGTCCTTTTCGACTGTTCGTGTACCATATTCGACATTTTGCGCCTTCTTTGTAAATTCCTCCATTCCTATACGAGCCCCCTTGATCTCCTTTCCCTCTCGGACTCTGGATTCAACGTACTGTTTCAAATTCTCGGCACATTGGATGCGATCTGGATCTTCCCCCCTCTGTTTTCCAGTATGATCCGTATATAAAAACGCGCGCTTCTGTCTCGACATGGTAATCGACGTCGTTTTATTATGATCAATGGTCGCCCACTCGCGTTTGCACTGTTTGATCTGAACCGTATCCAAGCGCGCATTGTATCTGGAACGCAGTTTTCGCATTTCCATACGCGCCTTTAAACACGCACGTAAATAGGATTCGCACGTTTTCGCAGTTTGCAAATACTTTTGGAAATACTGTTCCGCGAGTTTGACAAAGATCCAACTATACTTGGAGGTTTCACTCGGAATCCAACGCCAGATGAGGGAGAGTTTCTGCGATTCTGATTCCTGCTCCTTGCGCATTCTGTCACATAGCAACTCTATACAAAAATGGATAAAGGGATGACTCGCATCACCCGTCTCGTCGTAAATATACTGGCATAGATATTTCACGTCTTTGAATGATCCATATTGATGTTCCGCGATGTCCGAATTTCCAATATCTGTACCCAGTACAATCTGGATGGTTGCATGTTTCGCGACGTCGGGATAGATGTTCCACCACTCCAATAACATCATATAGGACAATGCATACTCACCTTTCCCCGAGATCTGGTCGCGGGTCTGCGCCAACAGTTTGAGCATGATCGACAAGTAGCGTTTTGTTTCATCTGATGAAACGGGGAGACGATGGATCGTATTCATTATATGGATGAACTTGATTTTCATGTATTCCACGCCCGTTTTATCCGTGCGGACGAGTTGGAAATGAAATTGAACAATGAGTTCTTCGATTTCATTTGACCATCCATATTCTGCATGTCCATTTTCCCCCGTGGAAATAGGTGTACTATTTACGTATTGATCGATGGCTTGTACAATTGCGGACATTATAACTACCTATGGGACAAACTTTATATTATTTCTAAATATCTTTATTGTCTCGATCGTGGGATTTACATGGCGAAGGAAGTGAGGATGAATAGTGTAACTATGCAAATAATAAAGAGTGAAAATGTGTATAATAACGCTTGTAAATACAGAATATTTCGTTGCCATTTCATTGCACATTTACAATCTTCCGGTATTTGTTCGGCAAAGTCATATACACTACTTACGAAATAGATCATGATAAAGATGATGGCTAAAATGTAAATGCCAAATACCCAAAAAATCGCGTATTTCGAAGTGAATGCGAATAATTTGGAGGGAGGCATTACAATTGCTATAATTTGTAATAGAATCATAATGACTTGTAATGTCATCAATGCCTGTTCGAATGTCTTTATATGCTCAATTTGCGGTTTTAGACTGGATATGCAACTGCAGTTTTTCAATGAATCGGCATAACTATAGGCCGTATATATCACATAGAGTCCAATGAATGGAAAGATGAGTTTGCTTATTATTTCAAAGGATTTCATATATTACAAGCGAGAAAAAACAATATAAATATTGTTATGCATCTTTTCTATTATCTGTTTTATATAATGAACGAGGCGAATAATGTTTTAACTATAAAGACCGTGCAAATACAGCCTATACGGAACATGATTACTGCCATCAAAGATATTTTGACGGACGCGACCATTACCTATACCAAAAACGGGTTTAAAATCATTAATTTCGACAAGACGCATACTATTTTGGTGAATGTCATCTTGCATGCACACAAGTTCGAGCAATATATTTGCAAGCCCGATAAAATCATCGTTTGTACAAACACTCTCCATTTATTTAAAGTGATTTCGACCATGTCGAATGATGATACTTTGTCCATGTATATCGAGAATAGCGATTACCATGACGGAATTGTATCGCATTTGGGATTGCAATATGACAATGGGGATATTAAGCAATGTTATAGTCAGAAATTGCGACTCATTGAACCGGAAAACGAAGAATTGGTGGTGCCGGATGTAGAGTATTCGACGGTGATCAATTTACCCACGTCTGATTTTCAGAAAATCATACGTGATTTGAATGGGATATCGGACCGTATCGAGATTAAATCCGTGGGGAGCGATTTGATATTTTCATGTGAAGGGAGTTTTGCGAGTTCGCGCATTTATCGATCCGAATCGGATGGGTATATGGAATTTATACAGAAACCGAATGCGTCGGTAGTGATTCAAGGGGAATTTTCGTTGAAAAGTCTGAGCCATTTTATTAAATGTACTCCGCTTTGTAGTCATCTGGAAATGTATTTAGGGAACGATTTACCACTTATTGTCAAGTACGATGTGGCGTCTTTGGGGGAGATCAAATTGTGTTTGGCTCCTTTACCTCCTTCCTAAGGTATTATTTTACATGTATAATGTATAATAATATGGATTTTGCATTTACACGTATTCCACATAGTGTAAAATCAAAAACACCAAAAAAAAAATCATTAACAAGATCGGTTAAACCAAAGAATGAGGCAATTACTAGATTATCTAAACCACTTGCAAAGAATTATTATAGCTATTCTGGAATGTTTAAGAAATATAGTCATTTTTTACCATATTTAAAAAAAAAACGACCCTATGATAGTGAATTTATAAATGCATGCGAATATATTGAATCGACGAATAATTTAGAATATGGTAAGTTAGAATATGGTAAGTTAAAATCATCTATTGTTATATTAAAGGAACAGGGTATCGATATTCTATATGATGAATATAAACAATCTCTTAAACAAACTAGCCATAGAGGAAGTAAAAGTAAAACATATACACAATCAAGTGATAGTTTAATACCGACATTTGATCAATCATTGAAAGATTCTCTTTTATCGGAATTCTTAATTTTTATTACCCACTTAGATAGTTATCATCTTCGAACTAGTAGTCATGCATTAAAGCCAATTGATTTAATCGTTTTAACTAAGGATAATATACCTGTAGTCAATCCTATAATAATATCATTATTAGAGGTCGAATCAACAGTTGTATTAAGTATTATTGCATCTACACAACATGCAGGACATTCTGTAAGTATTAAACTGATATTCGGTATTTTAGATGGACAAATGAAAATATATGAAATAAGTGATGAATTAATTATCGATAATACTCAAAATCCCCCACAATCATATATACAAATACCATGCGACATAATTAAAAGGTTATACAATAATTTATATACAGAAAAGGGGACTATTCTTCCATTAGAAATACAAGAGTACGGGGATGGAAAAAAGGGGTTAATACGATATGTACTTGCATTGGAAGATATGTTATATTATTATCCTACCATTGATGCAGAAACAATGCCGGGTTCTAGCAGAGGAGCTCCACCGCGTATAAAAACTGTGGGATTTTTACCAAATCGCAGATTTTTTAGAATAATTGGTGGCAATGATCCTACTGTGAATGGTATTATTGGTAGTAGTTCAGTATATACGAAAGAAATATCGCGTCAAATAAATTTTCAAATGTACAATCCGGACATCGATGGTGACGGGGATACAATTGGATATATGTTGATACCTCTCCAAACTAGCGGTGTTAAATCCCTTTTTTCGAGTGAAACTGAAATAGTAAATTCAAATTGTTCATTATGGGCTAGTTTATCAAGTGGTATTGAAGATGTACGTATTTATGTACCAGGGGAGTTTATGAAATCGACAACATATAAAGGTATGTTGACAGACATTGCAAATATTTGTGCAAGACCTCACCTATCATCTCGTGATATAGAATCGAAATTACATGAAATTAAAGATTTGATAGATGTACGCCATAAGACTTCATTTAAAAATAATACACCTGCTAAAGCGATCCTCAGTCATATTACATTTCATACAACTAGTATGATAAAAAGATTCTGGAATATTCGGGATCCTACACAACGAGGAGGAGGAGGAGAACGAAATACAAGAAAATACAGAAAAAGAGTAAAACACAGAAAACGTACGCGTAAAAATATTTAGGGAATATATATAATGCCGAAACGTTGCAAAACTAAAACACGGAGATGTGCCGATAGTAAATGTTACCGCAAAAGTACATTGAGGAAAACAAATAAAAAAAGGTGTCGTAAGGGTACCCGTAAATGTAGAGATAATAGATGTCACAGAAAATAAACACAGACTTTTATCCAAATTAGTATTGTAATACGCCTTTGAAAATGCGTATTACATTCGTCACATTGAGTTCATACAATAGCACAATCTGGCTTTCGTCAATGTATACAGGCACATATTTTTGTGTTATGTCATATAGAATATCTCGATGGGGAGGCGTAGCCACGATTCTCGTCGAAACATTGTGGGTGATCATTGTATGTGACTTTGCGCGATCCTTTATTCGATAATATTTTGCTCTATCTTGTGTATGCATTTCCATCGTGTAATATACTATCGATATCAATAGTATATTGCAAATTGTTCGTCCGATAAATTCGCATGTATGGTTCATTGTATAGCTGTGGAGAGTGTGATACCTATATGACATGACACGAAACGAAATCAATTTTGGCAATTGTCGAGTGTGCCGTAATCGACCACTTCCCTGAATTCCCGAGATAACACCCTTTTCATATCCTATAGGACAATCAATCATCTATGCGAAATCATGGTTGGCATGACGTTCCAATTCACATACATTATTGCACATGATCTGGAGATCTTCTTTACGATCGTGATCACGTGTATGATGCTTCATATTATGTTCGATCGCGTGTTTAAGTCGGCGGATAGAATGGCGATATGCCTCGATCGTATCATACCATCCATTCTTTTTCGCTAAAATCATCCATCCTAGTTTCTCGAATACGGATTTGTACCATTGTTGTAATCCACAAAATGTATGTTCGCAATTGCATTTTTTTGCCGAGGTTTTATTATGTCGGCGAACGGGGCGACGATTCTGACGCGTTTTCATTATATATTGTCTTATAGAAAATATATAATAAGCTCCCACTGGGAATCGAACCCAGGATCTCTAGTTTACAAGACTAGTGCTATACCACTTAGCCATAAGAGCACGTATTTTAACTTATCCATACGAATAACAAGGTCATAATGGACTAAATCACATATAAAGTATACAAAGGGAGGGTGTTTGAGGGAACACTTCCGCTTCGCTTTTCGGTTCCCTCAATTAGAACTCGGGTTTATGATCCTTGAAAATGCATCCCCCCGATTTCAATAATAAGGGAATCTCCCGAGTAATAATCCCGGGGTCCTGAAACTGGATCGTATTCATCCATATTTTCACGATACAAAAATTCTTTTTCGGTGAAATCGTGATTCCATTGACATGTTTACTATGTTCCGGATTTATCGTCAATGATTCTTCGCACAATAATCGGAATAAGGAATTCCAGACTTCGTATACATACTTGTTAGAAATCTTATAGGAAAAACAACCGCCATTCCTATTTTTAGGATCTTCCCATCTCGGTTCTATTCCTACTCGCATAATAAATAACATGCAGTTTTTTACTATGTTTTCATGAACTTCCTTCGATATAGCGGACACTTTTTCGGCGCAATCAATATCCCCCATGATTTTAATATAACTTGCTAAATCCCAGTTATTATTCTGTGGTAAATGGTAATATACATTCCATTTACCAAGTAATTTCTTTTGCGGGATAAATAGACTCATGATATTGATCTGCCTGTAATATATTTATATATAAAATCTTTATGTTATTTTGCAGATTATTCCACCAATACAACGATCTTTATATATTGGGAGGAAAATCTTCCGGATTCAACATTTCATACCCAAATAGTTCAAAATCCATAAAATAGTAATCATTTACAAGTTGGATTATTTCTTTAGAATAAAATTCGTGATATGCCTTTACATGAAACGTCTTTAATACATGTGTATCAAAATCCAAAAAACCCATTTCGTGCATTTGTGCATTTAATGTCTCTTGTTTCAAAATAGTTACATGAGCACAATCTTCCAATCCCATATAAAATACACTCTGGGGTAGTACATGATTGTCGAATTGTCGATTATTAGGTATGAATCGATCTAGAATAATATTATATACCTGATTTGTGGTCGAATGTGAATTGATCAATTTAAGGAAAAATAAATTACTAAATAATCTACTATATGGATTTCGAACACTTATCCATACATTTAGATCGTTGAAATCGATCTTTGAAAAAGGGGAATTCCCCTTTTCGTATTCATCTAAAATAGTATTATATGACAAATGATGATACGATATTCCATTATACGTTTCATTACGATTTTTACTAAATAATGTATCGACATTCAATACCACCTCGTATTTTTCCGCCATATACATTTCGATTGATGTACCTCCTGTTTTCGGTATATGAATAAAGAGGAGATTTTTCATATCTTTACCAGAATCCGTTTTTGGATAATATGGCATATACTAAACTAATAATTTATTATATATTTATCTACACAAAGTACTACATCAATCAATCAATCGGATTCAGTAGTCGAATCCATTTTTTTTATCACATAGCTATCCCTTTCCACGCGAATATATTCGTCACTCTTCAATTCAATGTAATTCGCACAATCATCAATGATCTGGAGCGTATAGGTCATTGTAAATTCAAATGGCAATGATTGATATTTTAATGCGCGATAAACAAAGGTCGAATTATATAAATCGTTTCCTGTCACATAGTATTTGCGATTTACGTCGATGGGAATACTCTTTTCATTGTCATCGCCATAGACATAATTCACAGACATCAAATAGACAGTAGACAATTCCCTAGGTTCATTCAAAAGATACAGTCGCGGATCCTTATACATTTCAGTAAGTATATTGCAATAATATTCATCCGGCGTTTTCATCAGTATTATCTGGAACTGTTCTTTAGCTACATCCCGCTTACATTCACGTATCGACGTCTTGTACTGTACGATAGCGAGTTCGTCCGTCGTTTCTAAATACGTCTGGTACAATTTGTCATTCTGGATCCAGAAGATACATTTCCATGAATCCTGAATCGGTTCGATCTCATACAATCCAAGGAATTCATCTATATGACTACGCACGTTACATATTTTGCGAACCCATTCATTTTGATTATACCATCGCGTAAATCGCGTAGATATTTGCATGAAAAGAAAAAACAGTTTAATAATCGCACTTTGTAATGTATCTTCCCATGTATAAGATACGGGTTTCCTCTCCGGAATACTATCCGTTTCGCACATTTATTAGAAAATAGGATCGAATATTTATATCATTTGTTTGTATAATAATATCATAAAAGTCCGCCCTTTTTTCCGAAGAAAACTTATTGTAATTGTAATTTAGTTAAATACAATATATTATTCTATAGTACATACTATTATGCGTTTACTCATTCCGCTTTTATTTTCATCCTATATGGTCGGTGCAAAAATCATAAAGAATCTACATATCCCGAGTTGTAGTCAATGTGTCCATTATAAACCGACCTTCTATTCCGATTATTCATCCCAACTCGGTAAATGCGAATATTTCGGCGAGAAAGATATACATTCAGGAGATATCCTATATGACTATGCCGATGCATGTCGGCGCGATGAAAAGAAATGTGGTATAAATGGAAGTTATTTCGAGAAACAATCCAATATCCAATTAAAACGTGCATTGTATAGTATTACACAAAACTGGCCATTTAATCTATGGCTAATCACGATACTTCTTCTTAACATTTATTATATTGAAGAAATCAACAAATGAATGATCTTCGGATCCGAAGATCCGAAGATCCATAAAAAATGTAATGTAATCCTATAGTATATGTCCTATAGGATTACTCAATATACTCGAAAACAGGCGAAACGCTACGGAGTCACTGTTAAAAGGTCTCATGTAAAGGATAAGAAGATCGACGTCTTCCGTGGAAAAGAGAAATTGGCATCTGTAGGTGCCAAAGGGATGGGCGATTTCCCCACATATATCCAGAAAAAGGGGCTCGCATACGCCAAAACAAGAAGACGGTTATATAAAATTCGTCATGAACGGGATCGTCATGTACGTGGATCGCGTGGATGGTGGGCGGACAAACTCCTCTGGTGAGTCATATAAGATAACTTGTTTGAGGATTCGCGTATTGGATAAAGTCTAGTATTTCGTTTGCTTCTTTTGCATTTACTACAAGTCTGTAAAGACTAAACCTTAAACTTCTTTTTTTGGTACTAACCGTGCCATTTTACACCCTTGAAGATTTAAAACCGCACCTTTAATTATTTTTTACACCTTTTCTCATTTCAAATACCCCCTTAAAATATATGAAAGACTAGAAAAAATATGTATCCAAGAAAAACAAGACACGAAAAATCAAGAAGAATTATTTATGAATTCCCATATAAAATGGGCGTTTGAAATGTTAAAAGGTGTAAATCAATTTTATAGATGACTAAATATACGAGATATATAACATTGATTTAAAAAATATAAATATTATTAATATATAGAAACAAATGGATACTTCAAAAATGAATAAAACACAACTATTGGATAAATGTAAAGAACTTAAAATTATAAAATGTAA